GGTTGGCTGACCAGTTGCGCAAGCGCGACAAGGTTGACTTAGCGCAGAACGTGTTCGCTGAGGCGATGGGTGCGGGTGCTGCGTTCTTCCCCAGTGTGTCGGTCACTCAGCACAGGCGCGAGTTTGGGTCGGAGCCAAGGAGGGCGAACTGGGTGGGTGGTCGGTTTGTCGATAGTCCCACGGGACGGTGGCGGTTGTGGGGTGACTTGGAGCCGTTGGGCAGTTACTCAGTGGGCGTTGACCCGGCATACGGGACGGGGAACCATGCGAGTGCGGTGTGTGTGATTGATGCGGAGGAGAAGCGGATGGTCGCGAGCATGGTGGATGCCACGATTACCCCGGCGGATCTGGCTGCTGAGGTGGTGGGTGTGTGCCGTGGCGCGTTCAAAGAGGCGGTTGTGGCTTGGGAAGTGAATGGTCCGGGTCAAAGTATGCAGAGAGACTTTGAGGCGCAGCGGTTCCATCGGGTATGGAAGCAGCGGAAGGAGGGTGTATCCAACCACGGCGCGACCGAACGAGTGGGCTGGTTGAGCACTGAGCAAAATAAACGCTTGCTGCTGGGCAATTTAAGTAGATCAGTGCAGCAAGGCGAGATGATTGTGCCATGCACGGGGACGATGGATGAGATGTTGGCGTACGTGTTGGACAGCAACGGTCGGGTGGTAGCGGGTCGGTTGCGGGATGAGAGCACGGGGGCGCGGGAGAATCACGGGGATAGAGTGATTGCTCTGGCGTTGGCGTGGATGGCGATGCCGGACGCACCTGTTCCGCAGTACGACCAGAAGACTTACGCTCCCGGCAGCGCAGGAGACTTGCTCAAACACTGGGAGGTCAACAGATGATGATTGCGAACGGCGACAAAGTACGTAAATGGGTCAAGGACAATGACGAAGAGGCGTTGTTCGCAGACGGACTGGACGATGCGATTATTGCTATTTCGCGTGATTCGCTGACAGGGAAGTACCGGGTGGTGTATGACGTAGCCCGTATCGTTCAGGTCTTGATCAACGATCAGGGCATGGATGAAGATGAGGCGTATGAGTACATGGAGCACAACATCATCAACGCCTATGTTGGTGAGATGACCCCGATCTGGGCGTTCCTCCCAGAGGAGAACTGAGTGGCTAAGAAGAAGAGTCCAAACCTATCGGTGGGTCGCGGCGAGAAGTTGCCCGTGTCTCAGGGTGCTGGCTTAACTGCCAAGGGTCGAGCAAAGACGAACGCTGCAACAGGCAGCAATCTCAAGGCTCCCACAAAGGACAAGGACAACCCACGCCACAAATCGTTCTGTGCACGGAGTAGTTCATGGACGGGTGATCGCGGTAAGGCTGCGAGAAAGCGATGGGGCTGCTAATGGCAAAGAACTCATTGGTTGGAAACATCAACAAACGTAAACGTCTTGGGATTTCGCGCCCCAAGTCGGAATCCACTGTCAGCGCGAAGTCATTTGCCGCCATGAAGAGCGGCTGGAAGAAGAAGAGTAAATGAAGAAGGCAGCAAAGAAGGAGACTTACAAGTCTCCAATGGCGAAGAAGAAGCATGAGAAGAAGGAAAGCATGGGCATGAAGATGAAGGAAATGCGAAAGGGTGGGAAGTCCTAATGCCAAAGGTAGGAAAGAAAACGTTCCCATACACCGCTAAGGGCAAGGCTGCTGCGGCAGTCGCGGCAAAGAAGACTGGTAAGAAGGTCACGAAGATGAAGGGTTACTAAATGCTTGGACATCGATTCATCAAGATCCGTGCTACGTGGTATCACGCTGACGAGGTACTACAGATTGACGATCTCGGTGGTCGTATGCGTGTCATGCTGTCCAGTGGATTGAAGTTAGACCTCGACCCCATTGAGGGTGAGAAGGTCGCCAAGCAATTGGAAGATCATGGTCTGACTCAAGCCAAGGGATTTGACAACTCATCGATTGCGATTCTTGTGAATCGATTGTCTTCGCTGGAGAACACGCTTTCAAATATGAAGGCGAAGTTGGCAGCGATTGAACTTGAAGGTAAAGCCAAGCAGAAGGTATCCACGTGATTGACTTTAGTAATATCAACGCCATTCGTGACGAGATCGAACGGGCGGAATACTTTCGTAATGAGCACATGGATACCCCGAAGGAACTACGCGAGTCGTTCTCAGGTGCGGCGTATCGAAGCGGTCGGGGGACGGAGCAGCCGGAGAACGCAGTCCATGCGTATATTTCGATGGTGCTCCCCCGCATCGTGCATGACAACCCGAAGGTGCGAGTGACGAGTTCGCGCCCGGGCATTCAGAAGACAGCCTGCGTAGCGATGAAGGCTGGTATCAATCGTTGGTCGAAGATGACCCGGGTGCGCGGGACGTTGGAGCGCATTGCCACCGATATGTTGTTGGGCTGGGGCGTTGGCATGGTGGTCAACGAACCAAAGGCTGCGTATCGATCATGGGATGGTGACGGTCCATACCTACCCCGCCTGTATCGCATTGACCCTGAGCGGTTCTTCATTGATCCAGCCGCGCAGCACTGGGAAGAGGCGCGTTTCATGGGTCACGTGTGGATCAGCGACAAGGAAGACCTACTGATCAGGGCTGAAGGTGACTCGACTTGGAACAAGGAAGTCATTGAAAGCCTCGCTTGCAACAACGGTGTCGATGAATTACGTGACTATCGGGACATCCCAGAGCGATTTGAACTTGCTATCTATGAGGTTTGGGTTCCAGAGTTAGATGAGGCTGCTGCTGAACTCATCGATGAGGCAACTGATCAGGCACTGTTCAATGGGACGATCTACACCATTGCCAAGTATCAGGGCAATGCTGGCGCACCAGCACCACGATACGAATACGTCCGCGCTCCGCGCCCCTACTATGGTGCTCCGAATGGTCCGTACATCATGTTCGGTGCATTCACTGTTCCCAATGACCCATACCCGCTGAGTCCGATTGTGGCTTGCCGCGATCAGATCAACTATGCGAACGAACTTGCTGTCCGTCAGCAAGAGAACACAAAGCGGTACAAGAGAATTCTGGTTGGTGATGCCAAAAACCCCAAGTTGCTACAAGACATTGTCAGTGCGCCGGATCTTTACGTCTTTGCAGAGGCAGGAATCACGGCGCAAAGCATTATCCCCATCGAAGTTGGTGGCACTACAAATCAACATATCCAGTCGGTCGAAACCGCCAAGGAGCGTTTGGATCGAGCACTGGGGATGTCCGATGCGATGCGCGGGAACATCTCAGGTGGAGCATCGGCTACTGAGGTGGCGGTTGCTGAAAGTGCCTCCACGATGCGCATTGCCCACCTCAAGCGCGGGTTCCAAGAGTCGGTAGACACGATCATGCGCAATGTCGGGTGGTATCTGTGGCACGATCAGCGCATCGTCATCCCAGTCGGCGGTGAGGACACCAAGGGTCTAGCGATGGAAGACCCAGTCTTCCAAGGCGGTCTGAAGGTGGGTGCTTGGGAGGATATGCAGATCGATGTGGATGCCTATTCAATGGAGCGAACCAGCGAAATGCTGGCGCAAAAGCGTGCTGTGGAGACATTTACGGTTGTAACTCAGGCTGCGCAGGCAATGCCAGCCATGCCGTGGATCCGCTGGCGCGACCTGATGTCCTTCCTTGGCGATGCCCAGAACGTCCCACAGATGGCTGACTTCATTGACGAGTCGATCCTGAAACAAGCAACCCAACCACAGCAAGCACCACAAGGGGGGGTAGGGGGTGTTCCACAAAGTCCTCCTTCCCCGTCTCCTACTGGCGAGCAACCTGCAATATCGGCGCGATCACAAGGCGCAATTGCAGCGGCTGCTTCGAGGATGTAATGCCGAACTACGAATTTACCAATCAAGCAGGGCAAGTCGTGGAGGTTTATTACCCCATGTCCACTGTCCCTTCGGTAGGCGAAGTGGTGCAGCATCCGGAACGCGGCACGTTGACACGCATTCTAAGCAGTGCGCAACTGTCGCCTAACTTCACTACAGGCACATACCCCTATGTCAGTCACACGCTGCCGCGCAATATGCCCGGTGTGCGTTGTGATGCCAAGGGTCACCCAATCATCTCAAGCCGTAAGCACGAACGCAATGTTGCGTCTGAGCACGGCTATATGCGAGCAGAGGACTAACTATGGACAGCACTGCTGAACCCATTGATGTCGAAACGCTGCCCAGCGGGGCAACGGAGCAAGACACTGGTATCGAAGTTGACTCATCACAACCAGATGACGATGATTCGATACTTGATCAATTGCTTGGAAGTGTGGAATCCGATGATGATGAAGCCGATGTAGATTCGTCTGCACCCGCTACTGAGTCTGAACCATCCACACCCGCCTTTGACCGTGAAGTGGTCGCCAAGATCCTTAAACGGGATGGCGTACCGGATGCAATCATTTCTTCTGCTTCCGATGCTGTGCTAGCCGAATGGGCTGCAAAGGCTGAGAAGCGACAGAAGGATGTCGATTCATACGGCGGTCGAGTGAAGCAGATGGAGGAGCAACTTGCTCAAGGGAAGTCACCAGCGGATGCGGCTGTCGAGGCTAACAAGCCTACGAATGCGGCTCCAGTAGCGACTGATCCGTTTGAGCAAATGGCGGAAATGTATGGCGAAGACGTTGTTGCGCCAGTCCGTTCAGCCTTTCAGATGCAACAGCAGCAAATGCAGGAAAGAATGCTGCTTGCCGAAGCCCGTGCATCGGATGCTTCGATACGTGTTCAGTACGGGGCGAAGGCTCCAACCTTTGACGTAGTCGTAGCGAAGATGTCTGCAATGGGTGCGGCAAAGCCGGGTGGGTACGCGAGCATTGATGAACTCACGCGAGCCGCCTACACGGAACTAGTTGGAACCACAAAGTCTGCACCATCGATCAAGAACTCACAGCCAACCGCGCCACGTGCGTCAAGTCCACCTGTGAAGGCTCCTGTTCGCGATGCTGATGATGATGTTCTTGATCAAATCCTCTCTGGGACGCACAATCGTTCGTCTCGCACCAAACGTTAAAGGAATAGGCTCATGCCTTCAATTACACAATTCAATGACTTCATGCAGTCAACCGGACCTTCATATCTGAAGAGTGCCGATGCCGTTATTAACGAAGCCGTCAAGAACAACTACGTTCTCTCGCGTCTCCTCAAGGAGAAGGCGAACGAAACAACTGTTCAAGGTGGTACAACCATTAAGGATGTCATCGTCTTTGATGATGCGTCAACCTACCAGAAGTATCAGCCAAATGACACGTTCGTTTGGTCGAACCCACAAGTGACAGACACGCTGACCGCTCCTTGGCGTTTCAGCATGGACCATATGTCGTGGACCGATCAGGAAATTGAACTGAACGAAGGCGATCCAAAGGTCATGTACAAGCGCGTGAAGCGCATCAAGGAAATGCGTATGTGGACTTCCATGCTGAACGGCATGGAGAACGATCTGTGGGCAACTTCTTTCGGTAACTATGGCAACATGGAAACTGGTGGCAAGGAGCCGTACTCGCTTCCTTCATTCATTACCGAAACCGTCAACACCAATCTCACATTTGGTGAGCGCGGTGGTGTTCCGGCTGGTTGGACAAACATCCTTGGTATTGATCCAACTGTTGATCCACGTTGGTCAAACCAGATTTCGTTCTACAACCGTCTTGCTGGTCATAACGATCTGCCAAGCGTTCAGGCTGCTGATCAGTTTGGTACTTCTGGTCATAACAACAATGACCTTGTTGCCCGAACTGTTTATAGCCTGTTTGGCGCATTTGACGATATGTACCTGAAGGTGCAGTTCAAGGCTCCTCTCACTCAGAAGCAGTACTTTGAGGAGACGATGTTCAATCGTCAAATGATCTTGTGCTCAAAGGACGGTATCAACCTGTACAAGCGATCACTTCGTCAATCGAACGATATGCTTGTGAGCGCACAGGATTCGGCGTACAACACGCCTACCTTCAGTGGTATTCCTGTTGAGTACTGCGCCAACATGGATACGGCTGCAATTTATCCTGCCGCTGCATCAGCCGTTACTGATTCGCGTACTGGTCGTAACACGCAAACTGTTACTGGTACGAACACTGAATTTAACACCCTCACCATTGATAAGGGTGCTCGATTCTGGTTCGTGAACGGTCAGTACGTCACTCCTATCTATCACTCGACTCGCTACATGAAGAAGCATGATGTCATGCGTCATCCAAATCAGCCGTTCAGTTGGGTACAGCCTGTTGACTGCTGGTGGAACGTGTTCTGCAACAGCCGTCAGCGTCACGGAATCGTTGCCCCTATCTCGGTCGCCTAACACAAACGGGGGGTGGGTCATCCCACCCCCTTCTTTCACAACTTACAAAAGGATTCATCATGTCAGTTCTTCTCCAAACTCCAAATCACGGTGTTCTTGGTCTTCAGCCAAGCCCTCTCATTCTGTCGTGCCGTAACAAGGATTCGGCTGCTATTGCCCAGTGGGCACTTGTTCGTCTCGACTTCGCGCAGACGAGCGAAGAGCCGGGTACGGGTACTTCGGCAGTCGGTGTTGCATCCAACTCCAAGTGGGCAAACGTCACTGTCGCTCCTACTACGACTGCCGCTGCTAGCGGAGGTCTGTATGGAGTCGCACAGGAAGCGATTGCTGCTGGTGCAAATGGAAAGGTGATGTTTGCCGGAATCACGCAGGCAACCAGCACTTCTCTGACCTATGCAATCGGTGAAGCAGTCGGTCTGACTGGTAGTGCGCTTACTGCTGGAAACGTCAGCAATGCAACTGTCACGACCAAGATTGGCATCTTTGTCGGGACTGCTGGAGCATCTACTGCTCCTCGTATTCTGTTGACTGGCAATGTTGCATTCGGAACCTGATCCGATTCACTAACTCACCACTGGACGGGGAAACCCGTCCAGTGGATTTCAATGCTTTACTACAAAGACCTGACGAACCATGTGTTGCTTGCCATTGGCGGTCGCCCATCGACTGCCGCTGGTCAGACTGTCGCAGAACGACAGGCTGAGATTATCAATCAGGCTGGTGAGCATCTGTTTGGCTACCAGTGGACGTTCAGGCAAGCCACTGCGCTGTTGTCAACGGTTGCAACCCAGCCCTATGTGGTGTTGCCTGCTGACTTTTCTGAACTGATCGCCGCGTGGAGTGGAACACTTCCGCTCTTGATCACTAATCAGGACGAGGTAGAGAACACCCGCTCGTCTGAATTCAACAGTTACGGTACGCGAGGGTATGTGAAGGCTGTTGTGCCTACGACTGCCGTTCCAACGCAGACATATCAGTTGCAAATCTATCCAACTCCGACAAGTTCGGAGGCAAACAAGATCAAGATCACATATCGCACGGGCTGGCAGCGCGTATCAACTGCTAATTTGCCCACGGATGTCATCTCAATCCCACTGTATCTAGAAACATTGCTCGTTCTCTACGTCCG